ACCTTCAGGAGGTGTTGCAAAAATTTCAAATAATGTAGAATCATCTATAACAGAAAGTCTTCCTAAAAATATGAACCCTTCTAAGTCTGCACCTGATATTCCAGGTATGCCATTAGTACATACAGCTTTAAGTCTAATTAGAGAAGCTAGTGAAAATATTCAAAAGCAGTTAGGAAACTTAGGAAGAGTTACCGCAGACGAATTAGGATTAATTATAGAAAGAGAAATAGAAACTTTAACTAATGCTAATAATAAACGGGTTATTCCTATTGAAATCTTTGCTCCTACTGTAGAGTTAAAACAAGGTATTCCCATTATTGAAATAGGTTTAGGTAAAGCAAATGGAAGTCTTTTTAAAAATGCAGAGGAAGCTACTAAAGCTGCTAAAAGAATGGGACTACCTCGTTACGAAATTATAGATACAAATACAAAAGGATTTCCTCAAGGCTCTTATATAAAAGTAAAGCACACTGCTGATGAATCGAATATAATTAAAGCATTTGAAGAAAGTGAAGTAAAAGTTAAATTTCCTTTCTTACATTTTTTACGTAGTCCAGTTTCATTTAACCCTGAAGTAATTTCAGACTTTGCATCAGCATCTTCATTTAATAAATCAAGAGTTTTTAAAGAATATAAAAAAATACAAGATAAATTTCAAGGGTTATCTAGAACACAACGTAAGCGTTTAGATGAACTAACAATTTATAGTAATGAAAAAGATATGTGGTTAACACATACTAGTTTTGCACAAAAGTATTTAGATAACTATGGTTCTTTACCAAGTCAAAAAGAATTTATTTCTTACTTTGCTCAAAAAGAATTGCATGATTTAAACTATAAAGTTCTTAATTGGGCAGAACAAAGTACGTTAGTTTCTAAAGGTTACACATCTTCTACAATTAGAGGAAAAGCAGTTTCATTTGTAGATGAAATTATAAAAGAAATTAAAGATGTAGAGGCTCCTGTCTATGCAGGACAACACAATAGGTCTGTAATATACAATGCTGACACTAATGCAATACTTTTAGGTGAAGATATTCTTGTATCAGATTTAAAAAAGTTATTAAATGAAACTGATTCTGTACTGGTAAAAACATTAGACAATATTAATACTCCTTTTGATACTCCTGCCAATTATATTATAACTAAACGCTCTAATATGAACACTTATGCTATGGAAAATATTATCCAATATAAATCTGGTGGACCTAGAGCTTATGACGCTAACTTTTTTATAAAACAATTTCAAACTAAAACACATACAAATGCTAAAGGAGACAAAAAACTTATTGTATCTAATCCTTCAACTTTAATTGCTGGAGGTTCTAAAACAGAATTAAAAGAAGCTGTACAAAATTTAGAAAAAGCTAGATTATTAGCTAAAGAAGAAGCAGAATTAAAATTAGATCCGGGAAGTAAATTAACTGAAAAGTTAGTTGCAGAGTTAACTCCTTATAGCAATTTAAAAGAATGGACAGCTGCAATTAGACGTAGAGAAATTAATTTAGAACATCCTTTTACAATTGTAAGAGATAAAGAACTTCCTGTTGCAGATAAAGGAACTTCCCTTGATGCTGCAGGAGTATATGATATTCAAACTACTAGAGCCAGTACTAAAGGAGAAGCTTCTGGTAGATTATTAATGTCTCGTAGAGGAAAACAATTATATGGGGCTGATTATAATAAAGCTAAAATTATAGCTCCATTAGATGTTATGCAAGATGTTGCAGAAAACTTATTACACACTGCTTCATTTACAAACTTTAAACTTAGTAGCATAGATAGATGGACAGCTACATATAAACAGTACCTAAGACCAGGTAGCCGTCATTTTTATGATGAGCCTGTCTTTAATGCAGGAGTACCAAAAGAATTACAAAACCAAGCTATTGCGTCTAGGTCTGCAATACAAAGAATTATAGGTCAAAATACTACAGACAGTATGGTTTGGCAGTATGCAACTAGAGCTTTAGCAGATAGAATAGATAATTTAGGATTTGGTAAAACCAGTAAATTTGTATTAGATGCTCAAAGCAAAGACCCTATTAATGCTTTAAAAGGAATAGCGTTTGATCTTAAACTAGGGTTGTTTGATCTTTCTCAAATATTTATTCAAACACAAACTATAGCTGCTATGGCATTTTTACGTCCTACAGATGCTGTAAGATTTGGTTATGAAGGATCATTAATTAGATTAACTCATATTAATCAACGTCCAGAAATGGCTAAATTTTTAGCTAACAAATCTAAGATGGACCCTAAAGAATTTATTAGAATGACAGATGAAATGAAAAGGGGTGGTTACTTAGATGTTAATGGTGAATTAATTTTAACTGATCATCACTCTGCTAAGATTTATGGCAGAGTAGGGGGGTCAATTCGTAAAGGTAGAGATATGTTACGTTTACCTTTTTATGAAGCTGAACGATGGAACAGGTCTTTTGCATACAGATTAGCTTGGGATGACTTTACTAAACAATTTCCTACTGTTAAACTTCAAGATGAAGCATTAGCTAAAGGAGGTACTGGTGAAGGACGTAAATTTTTAGCTGGAAAAGTAGATGACTACACAGTATCTATGATAAACTCTTCTGCTGCAGCGTATCAAAAAGGAATCTTTGCAGTTCCTTTTCAGTTTCTGTCTTATCAACTTAGATTAATGGAAGATATTATTCCTGCTATGTTTGGAGGAAATAAAAGATTTACTGGAACACAAAAATCTAAGTTAGCCCTTAGTCAATTAGTTTTATATGGCTCTGCTGGTGTTCCTTTTTTACCCTATTTAACTTCTTCTCTCTTAGAATCAGGAGAATTAGGTGAACCCGGAGAAGAAGGATCACTTAAAGAAACTGTAAAACGATTGTTGTTAAGTGGAGTAATTGATGCTTCTATTTATTTTGCTACATCAGGTAAAGCTGATCTAGCTTTTTCAGATCGTGCTGCAGTAGGTCAAGGAATACAATCATTTGTTGAAGATATATTTGGATGGGGACAATACGAAAAATCTGCAGCTGATATACTATATGGTGCTGCATTTTCTGTAGGTGGTGAAGTTCTTTCTGATAGTCTTGATGCTTTAAAATTAATTAGTTATGCTGCTACATCTGAACAAGTTGGAATTGCAGAGATGACTCCATTAATTGCAAAAACATTAGCAGAAAATGTTTCTTCTCTTTCTAGAATAATGAGAGCTAATTGGATTTTACAAAATGGTACGTATAATAGTCAAACAACAGGTAAAGTTATAACAAGAGCTAATAGTGCTGAAGCATGGGCAGCTTTATTTGGTATTCCTTTACGTGAAGTTGCAGATTTAAAGTTATTAAATTACTCTGTAAATAGTAGAAAAGATTTTCTTAAAGAAAATGGAACACTTGTTTTAAAATTAAGGAATGAAGCTTTACAACATTTACAAGCTGGAGATAAAAATCAATTTGAATTTAAATTAAAAACAGCACAAGGTTTATTACAAGTTTATACCCCTGAAGATCGTTATGCTATTATTAAATGGGTTAATGGACAACAACAAAATAAAACAATTGTAAATAAGTACACAGATTTTTTTATGAAAAAGTTTCCTATGGGACAACTTCCAAGATCAGTAGATTAAAAGGTATTATATTATGGCAACATCAGCATTTTCAAAAAGTTTAGGCGTATATGGTCCTTCTTCAGAATCAACAAGTCCTTCTAGTTCTTCTACAGTACCTGTTAAATCATCAAAACTAGCACAGTTTGCAAATCTAGCTACTCAAATACTACCTGTTGCAGTAGATGCGTATAATAAAAACGCAGAAGAACAGCTAAACTCTGAAGTATCAGGAGCATTGTTTAAAATATATGAGTCTAGAAATCAAGGACTTATGAGTCCTGCTGAAGCTCAAGTTCAATATAAAACTAAAATTTTAGAATTTAAGAAAAACAATCCTGATAAACTTAAACGCATTGATGAAGTTGTTAACTCAACTATTGGTTTTAATCCCATTCAAGAAACAGAAAAAAGAGAATTTACTTCAATCAATCAAGCTGTAGACGTTTATAATTTAATAAATCCAAGTGGAAAAGACAAAAATGGTAATCGTGTGTCTTACGAAAGACAAGTAGAATTAGGACAGGGGTTACAGGGTCGTCTTAAAGAAATGGATATGTTAGCAACTGCAGCAACAAGGGATGAAAAAAGTAGAGACCAAGCTTCAATTCAAGTTGAAAATATTTTGTTTCAAGAAGTAGCTTCTGAGTCTTTAAACTTTACGCTGCAAAACATTGCAACTGATTTATCTACTCTTTACACAACACAAGGATTAGATTCTAAAACAGATGCCAATCTTAATAAAATGATGGTAGATTTACAGAGTGCTTTTCAACAAGGAAAGGGAAATCTTTTAACAGCGTTTTCTAATATGATGAGGAAGCAAGACTCAAATGGTAATTTTATATACAGTAAATTTAATCAAACAGAAATGCAAAAAAATTTAATTGAGAGATATGATAACAGAGTTAAAGTTTTTACTACTATGTTTACTGACGCTAAAGCAAATGGAACATTAGAATCAATAACAAGACAATCAAAAATACTTGATAAAAAGCTTGGCTTAAAACTAAAAGAATCAATGCCAATGTTACATATGGCAGAAATGATAGGTGGCCCAGAGTTAAGAGAAAGTTTGTATCAGTCAATAGAATTTGGACAAGTAGAACTATTGCAAAAAGTAAAAGATGAAATAGACGCTACTATATCTAAAGTAATAACAGGAGATGAAACAGCACCTATTAGTCAATTTACAGTAGGTAACGTTTTTACTGCTGTGTCTAAAGAAGGAACAACACTAACTGAACTAGGTTTACAAAACCCTAAAGACAAAAGAAAAGCCATAACATTTTTAGGAGGATTTGTTGTTAAGACTTTGGGAAACAAATTAAACCAAAACGACCCAACTCAACAATCTAAAAACCAATTAGTTCCACAACACACAGCAGTTTTAAATGCAATGGGGCTTCTCAATGGTGTAGCTAATTCTATTAACCTTACAAGAGCAGAAAGTTTAAATAGTGTAACAAATATTTATGGAGAAAACGCTATTAAATTTTTAAACAAAACTAAAGTTAACCACCCAGAACAAACTGAAAGAGTTGCTGATCAAGCAAATGCTTTATTTTTTAAAAGTTTTAATATAAATGCATCTGATGCTGTTGGTAAAGGGGGTATTGTATTTAACCAAGGTACAGGTAAGTATGAACCTAAAGAAATAAAACCTACTGAGTTATCTGCTAGTCAACAAGGAAAATACTCATCTGTAATGATGGGAGGAAAGACTCCGTTAGAAGCTGGTTTAATAGCACAAGGTCTTACTTTAGAAGCTGTTCAAGGAAAAATTAAAACTCTTAACACTCTTGTAGAAAAAATGTATCGCTTAAAAGATTTTAGCAATTCGTTAGGTCCGTTTAAAGATATTAGAAATTTTGCTGATGGATTAAATCAAACGCTTGTTTTTTCTCCTATTCCTTACAAACAAGGACAATCAGGTATTAGAAAAAATAGTGAAATTTTTATGACACTTCCTGATACTGAGGTGAGAATGCAAGAAAGAAATAGTTATGCTGACTTATTTAGAAAAACTGGACAGGGAATAGCTCAAATAAACATTGATCTTAGGAAACAAAGAGAAAAAACTAAATTACGAAATAACAGACTAATTAGATACAACCAAAAATAAGGTAAAATGTAATGGAAGTACAAGAAAATTTACAACTAGTTACTATTCAAGATCACCCTATACATGGTTCATTTGATGTTGAAGTACCAGAAACTTTTTCTGATAATCAAGTAAGAAATCATGTTGATGGTCTTGACCTCGACCTTTTGCTTGGGTTTAAAGATCAACAAACATTAGGAGAAACAGATGTGAAAAATATTCAAGAGTGGGAAAACTCTACAGGTGCAGGTAAACGAAATGATTTATGGTTTAGCCATGCATCTTTAGAGGGTGGAACAGATACAATTGCTTATGGTCATAAGCTAACATCAGAAGAATCTGAAACAGGAGTCATTAAAGTCGGTGAAAATTCTTACAATTGGAGAGAAGGTTTAACTCAAGAGGCTGCAGATAGCATTTTAAATAAGGACGCAGGAGCAGCGAAAGGAGTTGCCCTAGCATCACTAGCCAAGGCAGGTCTAGAGGACAACCAGGGGGCAGTACAGGCTCTTACATCACTCATCTATAATGTAGGTAGTGGAGCTTGGGGTAAATCAAAAGCTAAAAAGTTCTTAGAAGCAGGACAAGTAGAAGATTTTCTACATGAAGCATTTGATCCTGAGATAGGATTTGTTAAAATTAATGGAGAAGTTTCTAGAGGTCTAGCACGTAGACGTAGTGAAGAAGCGGAGTTGTTTGCTTCAAATATAGATAAGGGGAGTAAGTTTGGTAAGATGGTTAGTGAGTTTGTCACTGCTTTGAACCCTATCAGCAGTGCTTCAGCAACTGAGTTTACTCCCCCACCCTCATACACAGTGCAATCTGGGGATACTCTATCTAAAATTGCTCAAGGTAATGGGATATCTTTAGATGGTTTAATTCAATTAAATCCACAGATTAAAGATATAAATAAAATTGGAATTGGAGATCAAATTAATTTAACACCCCCAAGTGCAGAGCCTCAAGAAAGCCCTATACTTTCTAAAGATCAAACTAAACTTAGACAAATTAAAGATGGAGCTAATGTTCAAGATACTTCTGATTTCTTTTCCTTTTCTTTATTTTCAGAAGCTCAAGCTGCTGATGTTGTTGAGCCAGAACCTTTAAAACAAAATGAAGTTCCTTCGTCAGAAGATGTATTCAATACAGCTAAAGCTACTAATATAGTTAGACACGCATCGAAAACTTTAGGAATAGATGAGCGTAATCTTGGAGATCAAGAAGCTATAAAAGGTTTTATTGATAATGCTATAGGTAAAAAAGATGCATTAGGTTCTGATCCTGCGGTAGTAGCTACTGAAAAAGCTTGGTGTACTGCTTGGTTGTACCATGTGTTAACTTCTGCTGGATTAGAAAGAACTAAATTAGCTAATCAAATGAACTCAAGTGACCCTTATGATTTTGTACGAGCAGTTAAATATAAAGAGGTTGGGGAACCTGTTTGGAAAAAGGGGGAAAACTTTAGTAGTATTAAATCAGGAGATATAATGGTTAAAATGCACACTAAAAAAGATATAGAAAATCCTGTTAATGAATTAAAGGGGCGTAGGGTAGGTTTTTCAGGACACGTAGGAATTGTTACAAAAGTTGAAGGGGATAATGTGTATTTTATTTCAGGAAATTCAGGAGGAAAACAAGTAAAAGAATCTTCTTATAATTTAATTGATAAAGATATTACTATACGCAGAGCTACAGGAATTAAAAATGTTCCTACTGAAATTGTTAAAGAAGTGGTAGCAGAAGAAGAATGGGGTAGTTTAGCTGGTGGATTAAC